GACCATCGAAAGCGTGAACAATGGGCTTGATTACATCGTTGATGAGGATGCACAAGCACAGTATGGGTCTATTGTCAAGACGGTCACTTTTGACGATGTAACGGAGCCACAAAACCTGTTGACCAAGGGGAAAGCACATCTTGCTGAACTTGTCAACCTGCCAGAAACCATTGAGCTTACGGCGGCTGACCTTGCTACAGTGGACACGGCTTTTTCATCCTTCCACCTTGGAACACAGGTACGGGTGACAAGCCAGCCCCACGGCATAAATCAGCTTTTCCGGGTTAGTAAGCTGTCAATCTCACTGCTGAATCCGGCTGCAAATAAGCTGACCTTGGGCGGGTTGCTGGACACATTCTCATCCAAAACAAGCAAAACGATTGTTCACATACCAAAAGATGGACGGGATGGTCAAGATGCTGTAACCTTGCGGATTGATTCCAGCCGGGGAACAGTATTTAAAAACAGCGAGGTTTCCACCACTCTAAAGGTTGTTATCTTCAAGGGTGGGAAAACCATCACGGATGCGGCTTCTATGATGGCTGAGTTCGGGAGCAATGCCTATCTGGAATGGCAATGGCAACGCATGGGGGAAGAAACCTTCGGGACGATATTGGCAACTGACAGCCGTATATCTGACGAAGGTTTTTCACTGTCGCTCTCACCAAGCGATGTGGATACAAAGGTTGTTTTCAAATGTCAACTGGTAACGGAATGATTACAAAGAAAGGAGATTATCTATGGCAATCAAATCGGTAGACCAAATTTCCATCGTTGATGTAACGGACGCTTATTCCGTTATTCTGACTTCTGAAACGCATGCTTTCTTAGGTTCGACCAATGCAGCCAAAGCGGGTTCGACAACCACACAGATTGTTGCTTTGCAGGGTGCAACACAGGTAGCTTGCAGTGTTACGGTATCGGAAATCACAAAGCCAGCAGGCGTGACGGTTTCTTCTGATAGCAACGCCACATCGCCTACTTTGACTATCTCCGTTACCACGAGCGTTACAACGGGCGGTGTCATCAAAATTCCTGTCCACATCGGGGATATTACCATTACAAAGGAATTTACCTTCACGATTGCCTTTACTGGCTCCACGGGTGCGAAGGGTGCGACTGGTGATGCTGGTGCTGATGCAATCACGCTGTCCATCACATCCAGCAATGGCACAATCTTCAAAAACAGTGCCATTGAAACGGTGCTGACTGCCCATGTGTACAAAGCTGGTGCGGAACTGAATGCAACCCAAATTGCAGCACTTGGCACTATCAAATGGTACAAGGATGGTGCTGAAACGGCGGTTGGAACGGGTGCAACGCTGACCATTGATGCAGGGGATGTGAGCCACAAAGCAAGCTATGTAGCACAGTTGGAGGGATGACCTATGGCTGTAAAAGCGGCGGGGCAGATTACGCTTTCAAGCGTGGTCGATGTGCTTGCAACATATCGGTATTATCTGCTTCAGTCATCCACGGCGGCTATCCCTTCAAAACCGACAACCTTTCCACCTGCAAGTGCGTGGGATGATACCGAACCGGGATATACCGAAGGCAGCACCAACAGCCTGTACACGGTGGATTGCACGGTGTTCAGTGATGAATCCTTCCTGTATTCGTCCGTGTCCTTGTCATCCAGTTATGAAGCGGCAAAAGCGGCTTATAACAGGGCTACAAATGCCCTTCTGCATACGGTGGTACAGAGTGCAACAGCACCAACGGCAACTACTTATATGTGGCTGGATACAAGCGCAGAACCGCCAGCACTGAAGCGGTATGACACGGAAACGGCGGCATGGGTGGTTGTTAATGATGCATCTGAAATTGTTTACAATCTGGAACAGAATCTTGAATCATCCATCACCAAAAGTGCAGAGGACATCACGGCGAAGGTTGCGGAAAGTTATTCTTTGAAGGAAGATACGGAAGCCCTTGTTTCGGAAGTCAGCACACAACTGAGCTTGACAAAGGGCAGCTTCGACATCCAATTTGAGCAGTTCGGCGCAGACATTGCGGCTGTTGCGGCTGGAACGGATGCAGAATTTGAAGAAATCCGCAAATTTATTAGATTTGTGGACGGTAAGATTCTGCTGGGTGAGGTTGGTAACGAGCTTGAATTGGTGATAGCCAATGACCGCATATCCTTCTTGCAGGATGGTGCGGAAGTGGCTTATTTCAGCAATCGAAAACTGTATGTTACAGATGCGCAATTTTTGCACAGCCTGCAACTGGGCAGCTTTGCATTTATGCCACGGGCAAATGGCAATCTCTCTTTCAAAAAATCTAACTAAAAAAGGCTTTATTTAGTTAGCGTAGTTTGCGGCTTAATTAAAGGAAATCGCCTTTTGCTTTATTTACGGAATGATAGGTCATTTTCTTGACCCCACGAAAATGATAAAGGGGCGGGAGCATGGCAGCATCAGGCACTATACAGCAAGCAATCAGGACGGGCTATCGGTTGCAAATTGCATGGGAGGTCACCTCTCAATCAGTCGCAAACAACACATCCAGCGTTACAGCAAAGGTGCAGCTTGTTTCCACGGGCAGCAGTTACACCATCAACAGCAGCGCAAGCAAAAGCGGCAGTTTGACCATCAACGGGACGAAATACAGCTTTACCTTCACGGCTGCATTGTCTGGCAACCAGACCAAAACCATCTATACAAAAACGGTCACGGTTGCCCATGCATCAGACGGCACGAAAACCTGTGCTTTTTCGGCAACGGCGGGTATCAATGTTACCCTGTCGGGGACTTACTACGGCAACATTACGGCAAGCGGAAACGGCACGTTTAACACCATTGCAAGGGCATCCAGCATTAGCAGCGTGACAAGCTCCGTAAGCGTGAACGGAACCAATGTCGTTACGGTCAACATCAGCCGTAAAAGTGACAGCTTTACACATACCGTTGTATTCAGCTTTGGAAGCTATTCTAAGACCAATACAAGCGTAGGGACAAGTACATCCTATGCCATACCCACAAGCTGGTTAAACGCCATTCCTAACGCTACCAGCGGCACAGCAAAGGTGACTGTCACCACCTATTCTGGAAGTACCAAGATAGGCAGCGCAGTATCCAAAAACTTTACGCTTACGGTTCCGGCATCCGTTGTGCCTACCATCGGTAGTGTAGCCGTAAACGACACGACAACCCATCAGGCCACGTTTGGAAACATGGTGCAAAGCAAAAGCAAACCGAAGTGGACGATAACAGCAAGCGGGGCGTATAGTTCCACCATCAAAACCTACAAGACGGAGTTTGAAGGGAAAAGCTATTCCGGTGCAACGCCTACTGGATCAACTATCACGGGCAGCGGAACGGTAACGGCGAAAATCACGGTAACGGATAGCCGGGGCAGGACTGCAACCACGAACAAAACATGGACAGTGGTTGCCTATACTGCGCCCAAAATCATTAGCTTTCAGGGCTTCCGTTGCCTTGTGGACGGAACCGAAAACTACGAAGGTACATATCTGAGTGCTGCTGTCAACTTTTCTGTTTCGGCAGTAAATAATAAGAATACAAGCAGCTATGTCATTGAATACAAGCTGCAAACAGCCACGGCTTGGACAACCTTGACAAGCGGGAGCGTTTATGCATTGAACGATACCATCATCAGCGCATCCGGGGCTTTTGGCGTGGATAACAGCTTTGACATTCGCCTATCCGTGACTGATTCTTTCGGCACGGTCAGAAGCACGTTTGAGATACCAACGGCATTCACCCTGCTGGACTTCAACAAGTCAGGCCGGGCTTTAGCCTTTGGCAAGGTGTCAGAGTTGACAGAGGGTATAGAATTTGCTTTGCCAACGGTATTCAGCCATGCAGAAACGCCCAATTCCCCGATTTACCTTCAGACTGGGCAAGACCTCAATGACCTTCTGGAACCGGGGTATTATGCCATTCCAAATACAGCAGTCAGCACTACGCTATTAAACAAACCTTGGGCAGCGAATGCAACTGGCGGCGTGTATGTGCTGGTTGAAGGTGACGGCATGGGCAAGGTTCAGATTGCGCACAGGCTTTCCAAGGATGACGGGGAAATATACGAACGAAGCTATTATCAAAGCGAATGGGGAAATTGGTACAGGGTACACGGTGGCAGAGGGAAAATCCTTTGGTCTGGCGGCTATTATATGACAGCAAGCCACACTATAACCCTATCGGAAAAGGTCAGCCAGCAGCCGTCCGGCATCGTGCTTGTGTTTAGCCGTTATTCTGGCGGTGCAGCGCAAAACTATCATTGGAACGAATTTTTTGTATCCAAAGAGTGGGTCAGACGGCATCCGGGAACGGGTCACTCATTCATGATGACGAATGATGGCCTGTTTGGCCTTATGGCTTCAAAGTATCTATACATCCATGATGACAAGATTGGTGGTAACGATGTAAACGGCGAATCGGGAACAGGGGCAAGCGGTATCATTTACAACAATGCAGGTTTTGTCCTGCGCTATGTTATCGGTGTATAAAAATCAAAAGAAAAGGGATGAGGGGCTATGGAAACCATTATTTCTGCGGCTATCACGGGTGGACTTGCTTTAATTGGCGTTATCATCACGACCATGCAAAGCAGCAGAAAAATCGAAAGGAAACTGGAAATCCATCAGGCCGTGACTGACCAAAAGATTGAGGATTTGACACGGGAAGTAAGAGAACATAATAACTTCGCAAGGCGAATGCCTGCCCTTGAACAGAAGGTGGAAGGCATTGATGAAAAAATCAATATCTTGCATAAGCAATAAAAAGAGCCGGGGAACTAACCCCGGCTTCTTTTTTATGGCAAGCGGATGACGAAAAAATCATCTTCGTTCGCTGTATATCCAGCCTGATTATTTGCGTGATAGTATATCCTATTGGCAATAATGTCTGCGGCACGAATAAGCGTTTTTTTGCCAGAATTGCAGTAATGCAAGTTTACTATCTTGAGTTCCGGGAAGATTGGCGGGTAGAACGTGCTGAAATATTCATTATAAGTGCCGTTCTTAAATTCTTGCTCAAGCCCTTCACGGAGTTCATAACATCCGTTTGTTGCCGTTGTGTGTTCATCCACATAGAAATTGAGCGTTTCAACTTTATTGGGATCAATGATTCCTTCCCGAATAAGTTTTTGAAATAGGCGTTTTACTGCAATCTTATATGCATAATCTTGATAGCGTTGCTTATCTTTTTTGCTTGTAAATATACGATCAAGCACGTTCTGCTGGTCAATGATTACACCAAATCGGTACTTGCTATTAAGAGAACGAAAGAGCTTTCTTCTGTTTTTGTTATTAAGTGAAGATGCTTTGGCTTCCTGAGTTCTTTCCATCTTTGCACTTGTTTTAACATCATTTTCAGCCTTGATGTATTTTCGTGCGCATTCGTCACGTTCCTCTTTGGAAAGAAACATGATTCCACCAAAGACAAAATAACGATTGTGGGCTTTATCGAAAACGCCAGATTCGTCAGAATAGATGTAAATATCCATAAGCCAATGCCTTTCGTAAACAAAAAAGCCGCTTTGCAGCGGCCCCGTGTCCGGCGATAGCACATACCGCTTAAACTTCCGTTCGGTTGCACAGGTGTACAGTGGGATGATGTCCCCTGCGAGAGTATAATACGCCAAATGAACGAGAAAAACAATGTACAGAATGGTAATAATGATGCACATGAAAAGCAGGGGATTGCTCCCCTGCTTCTTTTTTATGCTGTGCCTTTTTTCTCTTTGTCCTTCTTCCCGACAATCTTTATACCATAATCTTTCCGCTTTGCGCTGCCCATCTGCCCATATCCACCAAGTGCCTTGTCAATGGCGTTGAGTGCGCAATAATGGCTGGCGTACAAATTGTCATCCCCCGGAATGGTTGTAGTCCATCCTTCAGGTGAACCATATATCATATGGTCACGATACTTCACGGGCTTATAATTTTTTGGTTTGCTGTCTTTCCATACTACTCTCATCTTGTGTTTCCTCCTAAATATGCTATAATAGCAGCGTTTTAACGTTGGCTTCAGTCGGTATCTATCATTGGGGTGATGTAAATGATGCACACCCATCATACAAACCGACTGCAAAAAGAAAACCTATCATCATTTGCGGTGACCTAAACGTTGCGGCAAGCGACATTGACCTTAAAAATCCGAAGGCCAACCGAAACAATGCAGGGTTTACAGATCAGGAACGGGAAGCCTTTCAAAGTTTGCTTGGCAGTGGCTTTGTGGATGCGTACCGCTATTTGTATCCTGATAAGGTCGAATATTCGTGGTGGTCTTATATGCGCAATGCAAGGGCGAATAATGCCGGATGGCGCATTGACTATTTTCTGGTGTCCGATTGGGCGGCAGACCGTATAAAGGAATGCCGGATTGATACGGACATTTACGGGTCAGACCATGCGCCCATTTCACTTGAGATAGACATCTAAGATAAATTCTTCGTTGTTTTCCCGGCTGTATTCGATTTTGTCAACAATGGCCTTCAGGTACTTGTTTTTGTCCTCTGCTTCAAGTGTAGGGTCTTGCAGGGCGTTGAGGGCATCGGTCAACTTGACAATCTTATCTGCATATTCCTCCTGCTCAGGGATTGCCGTTTCAAGGGCAGCTATTTGATCCTGAATGGCTGCAAGGCGTTCGTTGTGCTTGGCCTTACGTTCAACAAATTCATTAGCTGTGTAAACTTCATCTTCATAATCGTCAAAGAGCTTGTCCAGCTTACGTTTGACCTTGCGCATTTCCTTTTGCAAGGCTTCAATCTGCAAGGTAACAGCATCTTCATTGACGGACGGCAGACCTTCCAGTTTTAACTCAAAATCTTCAATATACAGGCGAAGCGAATGTTCAACGGCATTCAACACATCTTCGGCAAGGGCAGATTTTACTTTGCACAGTTGCACAAACGGATGGCAGAAGCGGGGAGAAGTACCCGGCCTGTGATTGTTTGATTGGTAGTGCATGACCTTTCCGCATTTTTGGCAGGTAAGCAGGCCAGCAAGAACGTTCGTTAGTTTTAGATTGGCCTTTGTCCTGTCCGGCTTATGATCCTTGTTCGCAAGGTGGAAAACTTCTTCGGTAACGGCTGCTTTATCTTTATGGATGCCGTCATAAACCATATAATGCTCCGTGTGATTGGAACGAGGGCGGCTTGTTTTCAACTGTCCATCAGCCATAACTTTCACCTGCATTCTATCATTCCAGCGAACCTTGCCCATATTGACGGGGTTTGCAAGAACTGTTTTGACTGTTTCCTTTGACCATTCTTTTGATTTCCCTGTGTAAGTCGGCACACCCATGTTTGTTAGGCGTTTGGCTATGGCGTGAGTTGTCAGGCCTTCCACCTTCCATGCATACATCAACTTGACAATTTCGTATTCATCGGCCTTTGGTGTAAGTGTGCGTCTTTTGCCTACTTCGACCACATCCCAGCCGTAAGGACGATAAGAGGACATGTATTCGCCTTCAACGATACATTGCAGCTTGCCCCGGTTCATACGCTTGTTAATCATCTTGTATTCACGGCGGGACATGAACAATTCAAATTCCATGTATTCTTCATCGTCTGAATTGTGTGCAATGTCATATGTTTTTGTAGGAGTGACAACCAAAACGCCATTGTTCATGTTGCTGTATTTCAAGCAATCCATGATTACCTGTGCGTCCCCTTGGCTACCACGGGAAAGACGGGTAACTTCAACGATGATAATTCCTTTGTACAGTCCAGCATAGCAATCTTTGATAAGCTGCTGGATTTCTGGCCTGCCTTCAATGGATTCAGCACCAGACACGACTTCCTGATAGATTTTACCGACATACAAGCCCTTTTTAGCTGCAAGGTCGGTCAATATTTTCTTATGCTTTTTCAGCGTTTCTTCAACGGATTCTTCCGGGTCATCGGAACGGCTTTTTCTCAGATAGATAGCATAGACATCCATGCTTGTTGGTTTAAGTGCTTCAAACGTTTCTATAACTCTTTGTTTCTCAAATACTGTCATTTCCTCACTTCATTTCTAATAGTGTAGTTGTTTTATGTGTTTTCCTCTTTCTTTTCTACAAGCACAAAATTCTGCTTTGCAAGGAACATATCTACAATCTTTGACTTACGGTTATTTTCTGCCCACAAATTATCGTTGTCAGCAGTGAGCCGTTTAACTTGCTCCACCAAAAAATCAATTTTGCGTTGCGCTTCCTCCCGGATGGCCTGCATTTCAGCCTTGTAGGAATCGTGGATTTTGTCCAGTGCTTCCCGGTAGTCCCGATTATCGTCCAAAGCCCTTTCCAATTCCCGCATAGCATCATCCAGCTTTCTTTCGTCCGGCAAATTTTCTTCAAAAGCCAGATAGCAGGGGTACTGGTTGGACGAGCCAATGATAGCGTCCTCAATGCGCCTTGCGGTGTCCCGCAGAATATCCTGTTCACAACGCTGCGCCATCAGGCGTTCAATGGTTTTGATGGATACATCGGCTTTTTCTGCGATATATGCATTCGTAAGCCCGTTCAAATCCTTCATGTCCCGCATAAATTCACACCAACGCTCCAATGACATGGCGGAGGTACGGGGACCGTCACAACGGCTTTGGCGGTGGGGGCAGGAAAGGCAACGGTTGTAAGGTTTATCCGTAGCATTAGTACGCATTTTCATTGTAATTCCTCCGTGCTGTGTTGCAGATTTTCCGAAAGCCCCTAAAGAAGCGTCTTCTAAATCCGCTACGTTACATCTGTTTTCTAACACTTTTGGCTGTTCATCCCCTTCTGATGGTGTTAATCTATCAGCGGGTCAGAAATTGGCCTATCATTCCGGGACGGCAGGGATGTTCGGGTGGTGCTGCGCATCCCTGCTATTCTATTCGGAACCCATCGACAGACAACTAAGAATGTCGGAATATTCCGAATTTGGCAAAACATGTTGTCAATTCTGAATTATTTTTGTACTATAACAATAGAACGGTTGTTCTTATCCCCCCGGTAAGAAAGGAACGAAATCCCCATGAGTGCTGCTGAAAAACTAATTGACTACATTAAATCCCTTACCCCGGAGCAAGCGGACAAAATCATTCGTCAAATGCCACGATTGATTGCATCAGTTGAAGAACCTTGTCAGCCTGATCCTCAGAAAGACCCTTTGCAAATTCAATAAGTTTGCGCTGACTTTCCGTCAGCCCGTCATCTGTGACGGGCTTTTTTTGTTTGTCCTCAATCAAATCTGATTTGAGAACGCCAAAATAGTCTGCAAGTCTTTGAATTTTGTCTATTCGTGGGAACTTCTTTCCGCTCGCCCATTCATTTAAGGTTGGTGCAGATACACCAACTGCATCCGCTATTTCTTTTTGCGTTTTCCCGGAATCTGCTATGAACTGTCGCAAATTATAGGAAAAGATTTGTTTCGACCACTCTTTAGTCATACTTTTCACCTCCCTGTTGTTCATATGAGAAAGCTTATCAATTGGGCTTTCTATATCATATTATAAGACCGATTAGCTAAAAATGCAACGATAAACGCCAAAAAATTTGCTAAAAGCTATTGACTTTCGGCTAAAGCTATTGTAATATAATTTCTGAAATTAGCCAAAAGCTAATTAGCATCAAAACAAAAGGAGGGTTATAAATGCCTAAAATCACTCTTAAGGCCGCACGGGTCAACGCAAGTCTTTCCCAGCAGGAAGCGGCACAGCGTTTAGGCGTTGCGGTAAGCACACTTCGGAATTGGGAAGCCGGAAAGACATTTCCAACCCAGCCGAAGATTGAAAAGCTCTGCGAGGTCTACGGGATTTCCTTTGATGTTCTTTTTTTTGCATAACGAATTAGCTTTAAGCTAATTAGAAAGGAGCCTACCACATGATTGTTTTGAAATTCGTCAGCCCTGAAGGTCAGGAAGGATTCACCGAAGCCCGGAACTACCACGAAGCCGTGAAGATGACGAAGGTTTACAAGCAGGATGGTTACCGCCTTGTAGACCACTTCCTCTGGGAGAACTGACAAGAAAAAGGAGGTCAGCCCGTGCATAGCACAGTTCAAGCGGAATACAAAATAGGCCGGGCAATCGTGCGGATGCATGGAACGCCTGACCCGGAAAACCTGAAGGCGGCAACGCTGAAGTTTATGCAGAAGGTGGAGCAAACCAGAAGAAAGCAAAGGAAGGAGGGCGTTAAGGATGGGCTTTCGTTACACAGATGACCCGATAGCGGATCATGAAGCGTATGAAGCGGAGCTTGCACGGCTGGAAGAACAGGTTCCCGTCTGCGGCTACTGCAATCGGCCTGTAATGGATGATTTCTACTATGAGATCAACGAAGAACCTGTTTGCGCTGATTGCTTGGAACAGTATTTCAAAAGGGAGGTTGAAGTGAATTGAAGGTTTTGAGTTTGTTTAGCGGCATCGGTGCTTTTGAAAAAGCAATGGACAACCTTGGCGTTCCTTATGAACTGGTTGCATTCTGCGAAATCGACAAGTATGCAGCCAAATCTTATCAGGCTATTCACGGCGTTTCCGAAACCATGAACCTTGGCGATATTACGAAGGTTGATGAAAAGCAGTTGCCCAAGGGTATTGACCTGATTACATACGGCTTTCCGTGTCAGGACATCAGCCTTGCCGGGAAGC